AATCTTGCCCTTGACGTGAACCGCAGCAGCCTGAAGCCCAGCGGCGATTGCGCCCGGAAACTTGGCCACCTTTTGCAGCAGTTCTTCCCCGCCTTCAACTGTGATGATAATGTCGCTCATTCCACCACCGTCATCTCGTGATTCACCCAGCACCGGCAGCGCGGATGCGCGGGAGGATAATAGCCATCGTCAATCGGCTTGCCGTGTCGCGGACCGCAGATTGGGCATACCCGGTCATCATTCGCCGTCTGCCATATCGGCATCATCTTGATGTTCTGATTCGCGGCTTCGATCTGCCTGACAAGTTCGCGCTCGCCCTCCACGCCTGCCCGCGTGGTCTCGGTAATGGCGATCATTTCTGCGCGTATCGGACCAAAGGACGGCTCTAACAATGCGGCTAACTGATCTTTGGTCAATTTATCGCGGTAGTAAGATTCCATCGCCGTCCGCAAAACGCCCTGCGTGGTGGTGTTGATTCCGCGCACCAGGTCGAAGGTATAAGGTCGTCCCCAATCAATCGCACGCTGGTTGACCAATCCCCACTCCACGCCGATGTTTATTTCCAGCATCAACCCCTCGGCGGCTGTAAGGAATGTACCAATTAATTCCGGCTCGATCACAGATTCAAGCCCCGTCTTTTCCCAAAAGTCGGGCGGGAGACGATCGGGCAATGGCGGATCGCCGAGTTCATCCAGCAATTCGCGTAACTGCCAGCGGAAATTCTTACCCAAGACTTTCGCCAGCTTGCGCTCTAATTCATCGCGGTTGGGTAGGTCAGATTTAATCATGTGTTTCAAGTAATGCCCGTGTATCAGCGTTTATCTTTTTGGCTTCTTCAATCTGTTTCATTGATTCATTTAAATCTTTTTGTACGCCTTCAGCAAATGTAATCACATCGTTTTGTATAGTTACAACCTCACTCATTATTTCGGCAATGCAATTTCTTATTATCTGCAAGTGAGTACTCATATCAGACAAAATAGGATTTATGGCTTCTACTGTTTCGATTGGCATCGGGTATCGGTTGAAAGCCTCGTTCAGCATAGTGATATTTTGTCTAACGGCTATTTCGTGATAGACCAATAGCTGGTAATTCAGCAGTTCAACGTTTTTCATTTTTAGGTCAGACATTTATTATCCAGGATTTATTACTACATATCCGATATCTTTAGGAATTGTTTGGTAAACAGTCGCTACTACATTTCCATTACTGTCATAGCATTTGAAATTTTCAATGTATTGTGTCACTGTAGATCTCGGTACAATCGGTGCACCGCAGGATATACAGTTTCCGCGACTGTCTCTCAAGTCGGATTGATTCCCGCAATATTCACATTTCAAGGATACGCCTCCCATCTCTTTGCGTCCCTAAAGATTGCCCTGATTGCTGATTCGTCTTTGGCTGTTTCCAATGCGCCCTGTATTGCGCCCACCAACGCGGCGGGCGTGAACTCGCACCTGAACTCGCGCTTGTCATCCTTGCCAATTCTGCGCAATTCAAAACGCATCCATTTCTGCAATTCATCCTGGATCTCGCGCGGGCGTGTGTCATCTGTTATTACAGTATCACTTTCCGGCTCACTCTGCCACCCTTCGTCAAGCACCTCGTAAGCGGGGTCAAATTCAGACGGCAGTTCTATGCCTAATATCTGTGCGGCAATGCTGGGCTTCATGCCCGCTTGAACGTAGTTATAAAATGACACTGAGCGCTGCTCCTCATCCTCTTGGAAGATGTCCATTTCATCGAACGCGAACTCAAGCTCCATGCCCTTCTCACGCAGTAATTGGCGGTTGATGGTCTCGGCGATCCATATCTCGGCGCGCGGTCTGATTGTGTCCTGGTAGAAGCTCATGCGGTGTTCTTTGGCCGTGGCGTAATTAGCGGCGTCAGTCAATAGCGTTTCCGGCACTTGGAAGGCGTGCGCGACTGACTTGACTGATTTATTATACAAGTCTATCAGCGCCATGTCGGTCATGTTGGGCGTGATGGTGTCCACGCTGACCCCCGCGTCTTTACCGCCGGATAAGGCGATTACCCGGAAGGCTTTACGCACGCCGGTGATGGCGCGGGTGAAGAAGTTTTGCACGCGCTCTATTTCGGTGTCAGGCGTGCCTTGCGGAACGTGTACGATGGTGGTGGGCATCGCACCATTGCGGAAGAACTCGCCCGCAAAGTCGGTCATGTATTTCATCAGCTTTGAATCGCCCAATGCCACCGCTGCCGATGCCGTCCCGCTGGTCAAGTCATCTTCGGGCGCAAAGTCGCGGAAATAGACAATCTTGTCCGGCGTGAACGTTTCCCCGTCCTGCATGGTCTGTTTGAATAACAGCCCGCGCTGTTTGTCATACTCCACCTGCATCGCGAACGGGTTGAGCCATTGCAGGTCTTTGACGATGACGCGGTTGGAACGCTTCAGCCAGAACGCCGTGCCGGATAACAATAGAGCCGCTTCCGTCATCCACAGCAGCTGTTTGAGCGGCATGTCGAACGGCCATTCCGTTTCGCTTTTTCCCTTGAGTATTCTGACCGGCGCGGATGCCAACGCGTTACAGCGCAAGTTGGTCGCTCTGAATATCAGCGGTATCAGGTTATAAGATGCCGCTTCGCTGTTCAGCCCGGCGTTTTCTTCCAAATGCCTGACCCATGACGGCACGGTGATGGTTGTCTTTGTGCCGGTAATCTTCTGTGTTGTAAATGCTGCCATGTTTTTATACCTCGAATAAAACCCTTACAGCAGACATGGCCGCGTTGAGCATCAACGCCCGCGCCATGACTGTATCATCGTGCATCCCATCAGGGGCTGAATATGATGGGCGGCCAGTGATCGCGTTGACTTTGCGTTCATACGATTCAAGCTCCCCTGTCCATATCAAGTCCTGTTGAAATTGCCACTCTGCTTTTTCTAACGCCAATGCTAAATTTTCTATCAATGGCGGTTTGGTTGTCGCGGTCGTTGTAAATCCAACAACGGGCAGCCCAGCCCGCAATAATTCCTCGTAGTTCGGTTCGCCGATGGAGTTCAGCTCCACCACGATATTTTTCACGCCCCATGTATTGCATAATTTCTCAAGTCGCTTGCGCTGCAGGTGATAATCGATCTGGTTGAACCTGTCCCGTGCCAGCTCAACGTGGCAATCCTTGCAGCCAATCGAGATGCAAGTGTAGTCCGCTTGTTTCGCCCAGTCCACGCCCGCCACGATGTAATGCCCCTTGTGTTCATTCGGCGTGGTCTGCGGTGCGGTCATACAGGCGTTGATATTGCGGAAGACCGCGCCCTCGCCCTCAAGGAACTCTGCCATGATCTCCTGCCGGTAGGCTTCTTCAGTCATATCGGCAGCCAGTTCAACCAACGCCTCACGGCTCAAATACGGGTTGTCGTGGCTGGTGAAGTGCCACGCCTGCCATAATCCTGAACTGTCAGCGATGGCTTTCTGATAAGCCAGATAAGCGTGATTCCGGCGGTTGGGCGTGAAGATGAACACCGCGTCGCCGTTGTTATCGAGAAGCATGGGCATACCGACCAACTCCCAGGCATCAGGATCCATGAATGAATATTCATCCAGTATCAGCCGGTCAGCGTAGTCTCCACGTAAAGAATCAGCATCGTGCGCCGTTTTACACCTGATTCGCCCGCCGTTCGGAAACTCTAATAACCGGTCGGTCTCGTTCTTGTTGACCACCTTGCGGCTGATCGGCTCGGCAAAATAACCCTTCACGGCTTCCCAAAAGGCGTTGGTCTGATCACTCACCGGCGCGGCTTCCAGCACCCTGCGCCCGTTCATCGCGTCAATCGCGGCTAACATCGCCACCCCTGTGGTTTTACCGCCGCGCCTGCCAGCCACGATGATCTTGCGCTTGGCGGTTGAGTTGATGAACTCGCGCTGCTTGTCATGGGGTCTCGGTAGGGTTATCGTGAAGTCCATCAGTCTCGTATTGAACGATAAAACGCATTACCGCGTCAAAGTCTCCCTCAACGGGCTGGGTGGGCTTGCCCAAACAATAATTAGCCAGCCATTCGCGCGCTCGCGTATCACCGCGCTTGGCTTGCTCGATTGCCTTGATAACGATTTGCTTCCAGTCATCCGTTTTGACAAGGCGCACCAACGACTTCAGATATTTGGTCTGATGCGCGGGTCGCCCGCCCGGATTACCTGATTGCCCTTTTTGCCATGCCATTGTTAATGCCTGTTCTGAATTACTACACGCTGAAACTCATCATCGTCATAAATCACCACGCGCAGCACGCGGTCATCCCGCTGCAATCCGTGCAGCACCGCCAGCGTGGGCGTCTCGTTCTCCGGCAAGTCCAGCTCAATCCTGATGCCCTTATCCACCATTGACTTCACGCGCACCACGATAGCGGGAAAGCTACCGAGGGTGTTCAATTCAGACACAGCGCCCACCTCACATCCTCTAACGCGCAGTAGGACATGAACCACTTGTCGTTATGCGTCCACGTCCGCTCGGTGTCAAACTGCGCCCCGTCCTGTTCGAAGTCATACGGCGCGCAGAATAACTCGGTGATCTTGTCGAGTTCGGTCAGGGTATGGAATCTCAAGGGGTCGCTCATCTCCACCAATGCGAACGTTCCTCTTTTCGTGCGCCCCTTGCTATCAGCGGTTTGCTGAATAGCTCGACTTTATGCGGTTTAGGCGGCGCGGGGTTGTCAACGGCGGGCGGTTCGATGCCGGCCAGCGCGTGCAGTTCCTCGCGCGATTTCAGCCAGTAATTGCCATCCAGATTCACGCCGATGCCGGGCAGCCGCAATCGGTCGGTGTACTGCCAAATAATGACGTTGCTCATGTCGGCG